TTGTAGCATCAGCAGTTACACCAGTGTATCCATTACCATCAAACTTTTCACCATTCCAGTTTTCTCTGGTTACTCTTGTTTCTGTAGTGATACCAGATGCACTGCTACGAATTACATAAGAATATGTTCCTCCATCATCCTCAAAGTAAGCACCATCAGTCTCATTAAACAATCCGAATCTTCTGCGAATACCGACTTGTGGTGTTTCTAGACGAATTGCAAATGCAAGAGTTGCTGGTCTACCAGGAATGTATCTCATTACCTGTTTAGTCTGTCTGACAACCTTACTACCAGTAGTAGAGCCAACTTCCATAACCACATTACTGGAAGAGGCATTATGAGTAGCAGTTCCAACACCAACTACACTCTCATCCCAAACATCAGTCTCCTTACCATACTGGAAAGTATTGAAAAAAACTGTTTGGAAGGGAGCGACCTTTAATCTGTTATTGTCAGAAAACTGAGGTCTCCAGTCTGTCTGGTTTCCCCAGTGATCTGCGATATTATAAACCTCAAAGAGACTTCTCTCTTGATTCAAGAAGTCTTGAGTTTGTTTATTCCACTGAGCCATTAGTCACTCCAGGTTAGTTTTTCTGGTTGATACCTTGAAGAACTTTTGATTCTGTTAGATTGTACACCAGGATAAATGTTATGAACAATTGCTCCAGGATACTCACCCTGAATGTGTTCTGCCAAATCACTTTTGCTCATCATGCTACCTTCTACTTCTAGACGGTAGATTTTGCCTTCCCAGACAACATCGGCAAAGAAGGACTCTTGTGCCTGTTCTGGTTGAGAACCACCCATGACGATGGTTCCATTGAAGTCACCGTTGATGGTGATGCTTTCTTTGAGAAACTCGTTAAACTTTTTCATATCAGCAGTTCCACGCTCTAAGGGACTTATTGATTCTGCTATTGGGATCGTTAGCAGTCTTCTTGCTGGTAAGTTTTTTCTTCATACCAGACATTCTTGCACAGAAGGATCTCTTACGAGGACCACCTTTGGGTTGAGGTGGTTTCAGATCACTACCAGGATTCTCTGCTTCATAGGACTTACGTCCTTTCTCATTGAGACCACCTTCTTTGTTCTGCCCCTCTTTCTTTGTCCAGGCAGCAGATTCACTGGTTTGTTTCTTCGCATTCTTTTCCCAGTATTCTGGTCCATAAGAACACTCAGATTTTGTCTCCATCTTTTCGCACTTAGGGCAATATCTCTTCTCGGCACTTTCTTCAACAAATTCTTTTACAGACTTGATTCTAGTGCTTTGAGCAGTTTTGGTCATTGTTCCACTATGAAGTCTTTTATTACCAACACCAGGAATAAACTCCCCAAGCTCACCCTTTGCTTTATCGTTATGATCAGTGTCTCCATCAACATCAGTATCAATTCTCTTAACTGCCTTTGATACCAGTTTTTTCAAATTTTTAGAGGGAACTTCATGAGGAGTATGTGCTGATGCGTGAATTTCATTAATATTAACTTCTTCATTAGTTACATAATCAGCAGCAGTGTCTGCATAATCCGCAGCCTTGGTTAGTTTTGATTGAACCCAGGCTTTCAGATTTCCCTCACCTTTTTTACCCATTTTCTTCTCAAGTCTATTAGCAGCATTCTTCATTGTTGCAAGTTGGCGACGTGCCATTTCAAACTCATGATCACCTTCTTTTTCTTCTTTTGCCATCTTGGTGGCAGTGGCATACATCACGGACTTATAATCATCACCATAACGTGCTTTGAAATCCTTAGCAGATTTCTTCATACCCTTCACATACTTTTCCTTATCTTTCTCTTCACCTTTACTTAGAGATCTCTCTTCAATTGCTTCCTCACCAACGGGAACACAGTTAGGAACCATACGGTTGCCTTTCTTTTTTAAACCCTTAGCGGTATATCCCTTCCAGCACTTTTCATCAAGTGCTTCTTCCTTGTTCAGTTTTGGAAGTTCTGCAGTCTTGCCAAGTTTTCTCTTAGCAGCATCTCTTTCACCACCGACACCACGTTGCATCAGTGCTCTCATTTTTTCTCTTCTCTGCTTTACCTTATGTGCAGAAGAGTCAATCGTCATGTTGGTCTCTTCGGTCTTCACGTTGATTGCCTTCCCTTTTCTATCTGGATTTGGATCTTCACGATTCTTACGACGAAATGCTGCTTGCTCCTCATCTTTGGAGAGAGCACGCTTCATTTTACTGGAACCACACTTTGGTTTAGTGGTTTGTCCTGGTTGCTTGGCACATGGTTTTCCTGCGTATTTGCCACCCAGTTGAACCCAACCAGGCTTGCCATCAGAAGACTTACTCTTGCCAAACCAGTCACGCAGAGAAGAATCACCACTTTTGTTTTCATTCAATGCCATTGTCTGCAACAGGGTAGTATAACTTATTTATTTCTTTTCGTCCATTAGACCTTGCTTAATGAGTTTTTGCAACTCGGCAGTGGTTCCAACAATCAAAGCATTATTGGTTACATGAGATGGACCTTTCTTATCCTCTGCATTCAAATCTTTCAATTTTTTCTGCAAATCAATCAGTTTATCCGTCGCATCAGAAACATTTTTGATCAACTGCCCAGCAACTTCATATGCTCTGGGTGAGTTAGTTTCTTGTGCCAACTCCATCACACCATCTAGAGTTTCCTGTCCTTTCTCAATAATAGAATACAATTGACCTCTACTATATTGATAGTCCTTATCAATATCAGTTTTAGTTAATCTATCAGGTTTTTCTTTCTTAACTGGTGTGGACTCTACAGTCTCACTTGTTATATCCAAAGCTTCATCAATACCATCATATCCAGACATAATCAAATATCCTCTTGTTTAGTGGGACTGTATTTCTTGGAGTCTTGGAAGAATTCGAATGTCTCTGAGAATCCAAAATCATCTGCAGGATCAGCATCAATTGGATCGGGAACTGCAGTGTATCTTTGCTCCCTCTTGGCAACCGTTTGATCTGTATTTGTATACATATCGACTTGAACTTTTCTGATGAGTCCATCGGAGGAATCTGCGATAGGACCAAACAGATAAGTTTTTGCGGTGAAATCAAAGGTATAGATCAATGACCTTCTGCTTGTAAAGTCACCTTCATAGTCATCTTGCATGTTGATATTGTTCAACACGACAGGAATATCTTTCTTCTCACCAATAGCGGAAACTAAATCAACTGTAAGATTAAAAGATGGTTGAAAGTATGGGAGAATCTGCTCTGTAATTTGAAGAGCGTCATCATTCAACTTGCAGAAAGCAGCGAGTTGAAAATTAATGTTATATGGAACAGGATGATAAACTTGTCTAATACCACCACCGTCTGCGGCAACGGCTTTAAAAGTTTTAGTTACAGTGGTTTTCCTAGTAGGATCATATGAAATGCCAGTCATCTCAAATGACATTCTTGGCAAAGTGATTGCAACTGGTTTGCTGAGTTCTGCCTGCTGTTGAATCTTGGCAAGAAACTTTTGCATTGGAGCATATGCCAATGGCACCTTGATATCATCAATAACGGTTCCACTATCATTTCGTTTTTTGATGTGGATGTTATTGAAAAGAGTGCCGAAGGAAACAATGGTCCTTCTAATAATTTCGTGATAATAGTATGTTCCTAACATTAGAAGTCACCAAATGGATTAGTTTCACTGAAGTCTAAAATACTCAAACCCTCAGATTCAAATTCATCATTCTGATCAAATGGTGCGTCTTCATCATAATCGTTGAAAGAAGCAACTTTCCATCTAGCAGAAGATGCAGCTCCAATAATTGCCTCACCAACTTGGAACCTTCCACTATTTATCCCAACCTTAAGAATCTTTGTATCAGCATTCCAATCTCTTACCTTAGCGGTTACAGAAGAAGCCTGTCCAACGATATTTTCGTTATACTGGAAGTTATTCTCTATCAAAGCTCCATCTTCACCAATTCTCAATACATTAATGGTGGGTGCTGCGGTATATCCAAATCCAGTATCAGAGAACAAAACATTTGTAAGAACTCCATCAACAACAGTGGGTTCTACTCTTGCTTGAGAGATTCCTATACCTGACCCAATAGCAATAATTGGTGTGTTGAAATAGTTACTTCCACCATTAGTAACACGAATGGAAGTAATACCAGTATTTGTAATAACAGAAGTGGCAGCTGCTCCAGATCCATATACACCTTGACCACCAGGTGAGGTATTCGCAATACTCGTGATCGTTACAGTTGGTGGAACAGTATATCCAAATCCAGGATTCGATATCAGAATTCTGTCGATAGAATGAACACCTTTTCTTACTGTAGTGATAGCAACTGCCTCAGCAGTTGATCCTGGTAGAAGCGCAGGTGAAGTTTCAATAGTAACTGTTGGTACTTGAGTATATCCAGCACCATCATCAGTCAGAACGATTTTCTGTAGAATACCTGTTCTTCCAAAGTTATCAATTCTACAGGTAGCGGTTACACCTTGACCAACAAGAGTAAGTTCTGTGATATATCCGATTTCTTTAATTTCATCATCGATAACGTCAATACTTGTATCGATGTCTTCACCTTCATACTGGAAGAGTTCACACTCTAATTTGTATGTGTAGTTTGTTCCAAGTTGGTAGAATGGTTGCTCATGTTCTACTCTTTTGATTTCAAATAATCTCTCACCAAGTGGAAAATAAACCAAGTCTCCCTCTCTTGGTCTGCTATCAATAAGCATCTGACTATCATCAACCTCTGCCATAAAAGGTTGAATAAATTCTTCAAATCTTTCTTTAGAAAGAGTCAAAGTAACTTCATTTTGAAGATTGATTCCAAACTTCGTCATGATGTCAGATCCAGGAGCGTATCCCTCAAAGTTTTCAAGGTACGCTTCAATAGCAAAGTTATCATCGAACTTGGAAGTCTCGATTTCTCTAATAATATTATCTTTGCCAAGAACTTTTCTAGGAATATAGTAAATCTCTATCCCATATGTCTTTAGATGTTCATTGATCAGATCTTGTAAAAGATACTGTTCGTTGGCAGAGCCTTGCAAAAAGAATGGATTAAGTGCCATTATCCGATAAGATCAAGGGGAGGAATTTCGTATTCTGAGAGCATTCTATTCTTGATGTCCAGAATTTCTCTTTCGGCATCGTCGTAGATTTCTCTACCATTAAGTTCAATACCACCAGGAAGTTTTGCTCCCTTGAACTTGATGAGGTTCTGACCCCACTGTCTCTTAATCAAAGCAGTTAGATATAACTTTACGAAAGAGTCGTTATATACGTTAGTAAAATCATCTGGATTAATAATTCTGTAGCAATCCAATACAATGTAATCACCAGACACAGCACTTGCCCAGTCGATGTCCATGTACAATCTATTTTGTCTCTTATTAAATCTTAATTGCTTATCAGTTGTCAGAAGGAAGTCAATATCTTCAAGATAACTCTTTGTCATTGCATAGGAAAGAAGACCCTGATATCCAAGGTCAAATGCAATGTCATTCAAGAATAACTGATACTTGACACTGAACATTCCATTGGAAATAGAACTGGAGTCAAATTTAAATACTTTTTCGATTCCAATAATCGAATCTGGAACTTGAATATAGTTACCGTTTTCGTACCAAGTGAAATTAGTCGTTACACCAACAGCAGTCTCGCTTGAAATACCTGTTCCACCAGGACCAGCTCTTCCACGGTCTTTGTCTTCTTCAGTAATTTGATACTTTAAGAAAGTTCTTACAACACCATCAAAATGCCTTTCATGAAACAACTGAAGAGCGTCGTCTACGGCATCATCAATCTGTTCATCGGCAACGTTGATTTCCAGAACAGGGGCACCAAGTTTTCTAAGACAATAATCAATGAGTGATTGTCTACTATTCGGTTTTGCCATCAGAAGGAGCCTCC